GTCTATGCCCTCTATCAAACCGATGAATATACTTTCGCGTTTTACAGGAGTTAGCTTCTCAGAGTCGCGTAGTCCTTTCACGAAGTATACAAAATTCTTGTGTTCTTTGAGTAGATTTGTAGGAGCGTTATGAGCTTCGGACGGAGTCCATGGTGGCTCTCCTCCGGGGAGATTCCATTCAATGGAGGTATCAAACGTGCCACGCAAGATGTCTTTTAAAGCCCAGCTTTGGTGTTTCTTCAAAAGCTCAACTTTCTTTTCTTTAGTCCGAGCTTTCCTTACTTGATCAATTACTTCATGTACGTTTAGCATAATACTATTTATCCTTTTATATGCTTCGAATGTATCTTACATCCTATAAATTCATTATAATATATATCTGATAACAAAACATCATTATCAAACTGAAGCTTGGCTTCGTAGTATGACATTTCACCTTTAGTCTTACACAACCTTAAGATTTCTCTTTTATAGTTGTCCTCACCCTTCGATTCTACTAGCTCTTGGACCTGTTTATTGGATCCAAAATAGATGTGCCAGTCAGAGGGTACCCTCGTTCTAACCCGTCTATTTCTTTTAGAATTCTTTGGTAATGTCTTAGGCCTCCAGAAGTTCTTTTTACCGATATATTTCTTACCTGTATCCAGTTCTGTGATGAGGTAGACAAATCCTTGGTATTCCTCGGGAGTATCGACATATTCTTCATCATTGTATATCCACATGTAGATATATATTAATCATCTTCATCCCACTCTAGTGCTATCTCTCCGCGCGCTACTTTAATATCTTCTCCTCCGCAGAGCGGACAATATGCTGGTATGTCAACGTTACACTCAATAATCATTTCATCTTCACATTCGTAACATTCTAGTAAATACTCATTCATTGGCGATTCTTTCTAGGATTTCTAGTTTACGATCGTCAGTAGCATCTAGCCACTCTACAATTTCATCACCAGTCCGATAACATCCTAAACAGACGTTATCGGATAGAGTACAAACATTTATGCATGGAGACTCAACGCTAGAAGTCAATTTCGCATGCACCGCCGGCACAACTTGCAGCTGCAATGGTGTCCACGTCGGTATACTTCTTTTCAGTCAAGCCCGTGTTCCATTCAATAGGTTTCAAGTTGGCTTGGATCTTATTCCACTTGTGTAGTAAATAAGCATCCTTCAAACAATGTTCTGCGCGCTTGACATCTCTTTTTAAATAATTATTTGCAAAGTTCTCGAACCGTCTATTCCAATCAGCACGTACTGCGTTCTCAGCACATTCTAAAGAAATATCCATGCCGTAGCCTTGAGCTGTAGAACAAGCATCCCACAAGTTTGGATATGCTTTTAAAGCGTCAACAACAAGACCTGATGCAAAGATTGCAGCCTCGTCATATTCCTTTACCATTTGCTTGGCGTTAATCACTGCGGTGTTTGGCGCTTGATTGTAATCTTTATCGCCGCTCAACGACAAAAATGAAATGCCAGAGAATGAATGCCGGTTCTTAAATACGTATTGCTCAACTGCAGCCCAGTCATCAACCAGAATAGTATTTGATACGTTATGTCGGATACCTTTGTCTGCACAAAGTTCTTCATTGGTACCAGCAACAACCCAATGCTTTTGAGCCAGCTTTACTTTATCCAAATGAGTAACACCAAGTAGCTCGTCTTTCATCATAGAACCTTTATGTGGAATGATCGGAAACGACACAACCACGTCAGTACCTGATGCAGACCATACTGATTCTTCAACCATATATGGATTTGACTTAATAATTGCCTGAGTAATCTCAGACTCTTTGTTCATTTGAACATTTCGGATATACGTTGGCGAGTGTTCGGCGTGGATTCCTGACGCTGTTTGGAGCAAGACCGAAGCATTACCCGAAGGCTTGACGCAAGTAGTACGAGCGGCAGGGTTAATCCCAATAATGGACGCAACTTCTTTGTTAACTTCTTTGACAATTTTAGCTCCTTTTTCTAAGATCTTAGGATTGAAAAGAATGTCAGGCTGGTTCATCCATCCAGTAATGGATACACCAAGTAGCGCTTCACGCTCAAATATCTTTTGAGATGCTTCGCCTAGGAATTTAAAGTTTGTATAGCCTGCTTGTACTGTGCCAAGGATAGCACCAGCACGGCATGCTTTATAGAAGTCTTCTTCTGTCTTACATGCTCCACCATTAATCTCAGTAAGGTTACAACCTTGCCAACCAGACTTGCCATCAATCTGCGGATACATACCAATCTCAACACATGGATTAGTGGTATGCTCGGTAGACTCTACAAACACAAAACCGGGTTCGCCGAATGACTTAACAGACTCCATCAATTTAGCAAATTCTTCTTTCTTTGCTTCATTACGTACAATAACTGCTGAGTTGTTTGAACGGCCGCGTTGTGGATTATCAATAAACCAGTTACCAGTTTTAGCTGTCATCATTTCTTCATCGGTTGGTGAGAACAAACAAATAGTAGCTGAACGACGTACACCACCAGATAACACAGCATCGGCTGCATGCATGGTAATATCATAAACATTGATAGGTGAAAGATCAAGTGGTTCTTTGGAATCAATTACTTTGGTCTGAAGTAAGTGCTCAATCTTGTCAAGAGACTTACGTAAGCCTTCAGGACCCGGTGCTTTAAATCCACCAGAGATCTTAGCACCTTTTGGCCGAATCTGTGTAAGATCAAAGAATACTCTACGACCTTCAAACTCAGGGTACTTACCACCACCAACAAAATAAGATGCCATCAACACGTCTAGTGCTGAAGCCCATCCTTCAATAGAGTCCTCAACAATATAACCTTTGGCTTGTTTTGTGCGGGCTTGTACTTGTGGCAGCCGTGCGATATGATGTGTCTGTACTGAGAAACCAGCACCGGCACCACAAAGGAGAATATAAAAGACCTCGCCAAAAAACTCAGGCCGATCGGCATATGATGACGTACAATTATACATCCGCATCTGGTGCTTAAGTAATTGATCACCGCCAAATTGCAATGACCGCTGAGCGGCAAGCACTCGTTGTTCTTTATAAGCTAGTTTAGCTTCATCAAGGAAAGGAGCTAACTCATTACCTTTTTCTTTATAATTTTCAGCGTGCATGTCGATTACACGATCTACAGCCTCGTCCCACGTCTCGTATCGCTTTTCATCATCGATATATCGAGAGTAGCCTTCGTAAAATTTGGTCTCGGACAAAAACTGCCGGGTGTCAACATGTGCTGTTGCCATCTAACTCTCCTTTGGATTTGATTTTATTATAGAACTATTATATATCATTTCGCTGATTTTGTAAACAACAAAATGGGTGAAAAAGTGTTTTCTCACTCAAAATATTTTGAAATCATTTCAAGTCTATCGTCGGCGGCCGCTAACTTATCTAGCTCTTCAATGAGTGCTTCGGTGACGTCACTATGCTCGCCAATACCTGCTGGATTTGCAAGGTAAACTTCAACGTTTGTTTTGTGGACGGCGACTACGCCTTCTGCTTGTTTTCTTGCTGCTTCTAACAACTGTAATCTCATTACTATTCTCCAATTTTAAGATCTATATTTGCTACGCCTAGAATTCTAGGCTTATCTGATTCACGCTTAATTCCTTTTGACACCATGTGCTTGAGATACGTTGGAAAGATAATCATATCATCTTCATGTATGTCCATGTGTCTTCCTTCGAAGTAGGCAGAATTATCTATATTCGATTTATTAAGTAAGTTACTCATTGAATGCGTATTGTGCAGGTATTGAGCAAACACAAGTGGATTGAGAAACTTAGTTGAGCTATGATCTCGCCTGTCATAACTAATATAGTGTATGCAACTATATGCGCCTTGCCATCCTTTTGCTTTATAGAAATGGTCGTGCGGAGCCATAGTCCTTGAGTTCACTGCAAGGTTGACCATCTTCCATCTGTATTCGAAAGAGTGCCAAGTCTTGTCAAGTGAATCCATGTATTCATCTATAGCTTTTGCATATGAATCGCTGAGAGATTCTATTTCTTTTGGGCAGTCAAACATTGTGCCATAGTAATGATGGAGGTCCGATTCGGTATCCCAATAATTCTTATTTGGGTCCTTTTCATATCCCTCCATCGCAGCATTGATCAATGCTTCTTTATCGTAAGAATCTGGATCAATCCTAGTTTTGATAACCATACTAGGGAACATACTATAAGATTCCATTATTTCTCCTATGTTAATTTCTTTTTAATCCATAACACAATGGCATATACTGAAATTAAATAAACTGTTGCAATGCCAACATCTAACAAGTGTTCTCTCATGTGATAGATGAATTCAATACCGGCTTGCACATCACCCATGCTTCCGTGTTCGCCATCAAGCACGATTCCACTTAATGTTCCATCTTCGTTAAAATCTACAGCGATTCTTTCGGCTGCAGATTCATCTAAAACTGTTGGATCGTTATTCATTGCTAAGTCCTTCGATTTTAGCATTTACTTTACGATGACCGTTCCATGCCATAAATCCACCAATACGTAGAGCCCAATAAGCTAGATTATTAAGAAAGTGAAAACCATTTTGCTCGATGTTAATATCTCTAAATATTTCATCGGCTTTCTTCTGGTCAATTACTCCCATTGTTTCTTTTTGGCCGGACCGTAATAGTGTTTCATATTTGTATGCGTAGTCATGAACAAGACAACCCATCAA